TATTAATAGCTGGTTTTTACTTTTGGCTTAAGCCTGACTAAACTATCAATAGATTAAAATATAGTAATTTAGCGTAGGTATTAAGGCCTCTATTTAACATAATGGTAATTATAAGACAAAAGGACTATTGATTATCAGTTAGTTAGATATGCACAAAAAAGGTATTGGGGTAATAGCGACCCCCTACCCAAATTTTTAGTGTGTAAAAAGTACACTAAGCCTTGGGCCCTTCATTATTCTGATATAAAACAAAGACTTAACCATTTTTGACATTTGATTTTTTTTATTTTTCTATATAACCTATTATAATAAAATTTAATATGAATACACCAAAAAGAGAATTAGATAAAAGGTATAAACCAGGAACTGACACAGGTGCTATGAGCTATCATAAGGTAGAATTGCCATTAGACTACAATAGAGGCTTGTATAGGCCTTCTAGTGTAACTCCTAACATAGACAAGCAAAATAGAATTAAGGCTAGTGAAGAGGCTAAAAAGAGGTACAAAAGCGATATGAAGGCAATTAACAGAAGAAATAAGCTAAAAACCAAATAATATGAATGCAGAATTCAAAGACATCACTAAAGAAGCTTTTATCATAGCTTACAAGGAGAACTTCGGTAACATAACCATCTCTTGTGAATCAGCTGGGGTATCTAGGTCATCGTATAACGTATGGGTTAAGAATGATCCTGAGTTTGCTAGGAAACTAGCTGAAATAGAACCTGAAGAGATAATGCTAGACTTTGGTGAACATAAACTGATGGAACGTATTGCTAAGGGTGATACGTTAGCTACTATGTTCCTACTAAAGACAAAAGGTAAGCGTAGAGGTTACATCGAAAGACAAGAGGTAGCTCACGAAGGCGATGTTGTTAAGCAGATTACTGTGAACGTCTTAAAGGCAAACCACGTTGATGATGTTCCGAAGCTAGATGGTGATGAGAATATGCAACTAGAAGATAGTGGCTTTGTAGTTCCTGCTACTGAAGCTGCCAATATCCAAGATATACCACTTTACGAGTATGATAAGGAGGTAGATATAGAGAATGAAGCTGGTAATTACGAAGAATAGCTCTATTTGTCAATATAAGACGATTCTAGCCATTATCTACCTTTGAGTAGTACTATCTATCCAAAATGACATAGAGTGTCTTAAATCGCTTCTAATTGCTTTTTAGCTATGTTACCAATTTGGTTACATTTACATTTGTTCGTACTAAAAAGTGTTATTAGCTTACATAAATCGGTAGTATTACTACTAAAATAATAAAAAAAGTAAACCTATAACTTGACTTTTTGACTTATATCAATCACTAATGTGTCTTATATAGGTCAAATACGCAGCTTTTTGATTTATATAAGGGACTTTATTGATTGATACCCCTACCTTCCTATAAAACTAAAAGTATTAGCTTTGACTAGAGCAAACCAAAAATTTTAATTTATTTCCTATGTGGAGTTATTACGGATCAAAAAGCAAAATAGTAAATTATTATCCCAAGCCTAAATATAAAAAAATAATAGAACCATTTGCTGGTTCGGCAAGATATTCTTTATTGTATTTTGAAAATGATATTTTGTTGTACGACAAATATCCTAAAATAGTTAAATTATGGAAATATTTACAATCTGCTTCTGTAGGCGATATATTGGGATTGCCTGATATGGAATATGGCCAAAATGTAAATATGTTTAATTTAACCGAAGAAGAAAAATTTTTAATTGGGTTTTGTATAAACGGAGGATCTGCTCGACCTAAAAAAACTGTTAGCAAATTTCAATCTTGGAATAAAGATAAAATAAAAATAGCAAATTCACTATATAAAATAAGGCATTGGAATATACAAGAAGGTGATTATCAATCTATTGAAAATGGAAGTGCTACTTGGTTTATAGATCCACCATATCAAAATGGTGGTCAATATTATGTAAAAAGTAATAAAGACATAAATTTTGACAATTTAGCAAATTGGTGTAAAAGCAGAAATGGTCAAATTATGGTGTGTGAAAATACAAAAGCAAATTGGCTTCCATTTAAACCTTTAGTTGAAATGCAAGGACTAAAACATAAAACAACAGAATCAATGTATTTAAAAGAAATGTAATAACCTATGGAAGTAACCACCAATGTCGTCTTTCAGATATTGAACGAATCTAAGAAGAGAATTTCTGTGATGCAAGGAGGAACGAGGTCAGGTAAAACATATAACGTACTTACCTGGTTTATCGTAAAACTCCTACAAGAGAAGGGGAAAACCTTAACTATTTGCCGTTCATCCCTACCGAGCATCAAAGGTTCTGTTATGAGGGACTTTATCGAGATATTGTCTAAATATGGCCTGTACTCGGAGGAGAAACACAATAAATCAGAGAATTTATATTTCCTAAATGGAAATACGGTAGAATTTGTATCTACCGACCAACCTCAGAAGATTAGAGGTCGTAAAAGGCATTATTTGTTTATAAACGAGGCAAATGAGGTGAATTACGAATCTTGGATGCAATTAGCCCTAAGAACTACAGACAAAATCGTTTTAGACTATAACCCTTCAGATTATTACTCTTGGATTTACGATAAGGTAATTCCGAGAGAAGATACTGACTTTACGATTACGACTTACAAAGACAATCCGTTTTTAGACAAAACCATTATTGCAGAGATTGAAAGACTACGAGAAGCTGACCACGAATATTGGAGAGTTTATGGACTAGGAGAAAGGGCAATTAGTGAAGCAACGATTTATTCGCATTGGAGAAGAAGAAGAACCTTCCCTGAGGGTGGAGATGTGTTTTATGGTCTTGACTTTGGCTTTAACCACCAAACTGCCCTAGTAAGGTGTAAAAACTTTGATGGTGACATATATGTTGAGCAAATGATATATGATACTAAGATGTCTACCTCACTTTTGATTGATAGGATGAAATCATTAGGCTTATCTCGTAGAGATGACATATTTGCAGATCCAGCAGAACCTAAAACAATAGCCGAAGTAAATAAAGCTGGGTTTAATCTTAAACTAGCAGCTAAAGATGTTTTTGCTGGAGTCAACAAGGTAAAATCATTTCCGATATTTATAAAATCAGAATCTTTGGATTTACTAGATGAGATTAAAAACTATAAATGGAAAACGGATCACGATGGCAATACAATGGATGAGCCTGTTAAGTTTCGTGACCACTTGATGGATGCTATGCGTTATGCTATATACACCAAATATGCAAAACCGAAGCGAGGTTGGATTGTTTAGGCTAAAAATTTGTTACTTTTGTAAAAATATCTTATAGTGAAGTTAACGGACATACTAAGTGCGGTGAATCCTTTTAAACAAAAGGCAGCCACTAAAATAAAAACAACTATTAATAATCCTTTCTCTGATTTTGGTGGATTGATTGGCGGTAGAACACTTTACCCTAATTTGGATTATGCGAAGTTCGTACAAGACTATGATAACAATAGCGAAGTCTATTCTATCATCAAGCGTATATCAAAAACCATTTCTACAGTTCCATTTTACGTTTACAAGGTTAAAAGCAAAAAAGAACTAAATACTTACAAGGCAATGATGGCTAACGCATCTAGTGGTGCAGATATAGCCAAAGCTGAGTTAGTAAGAGTAAAAGCGGTAGATGAGATTGCAGATAGCCCATTGAACAAATTATTAGAAAGACCAAACCCATACCAATCTTTATCTGAGTTATTAGAAAATATTGTAGGCTATAAGCTTATTACAGGCAACTCTTATATCTGGGCCAATAGATTGTCCAATGGTAAGGTTGCCGAACTAGTTGTGCTTCCATCTCAATATGTAGCTATTATCAGCGATGGTACCATTAATGGTGTTGAAGGATACTCTTTCACATTAGTAGGATGGGATCAATTAAATGTAAATGATGTAATTCACTTAAAATACTTTAACCCTTACTTTAACACTAATGGTCAACAATTATATGGTTTGTCGCCTTTACAAGCTGCTTACCGAACTGTACAACGCAGTAACGATGCTAAGGATACCTCTGTAGGTATGTTGCAGAATCAAGGGCCTAAAGGTATCTTGTATGCAGATGAGTCAAATGACTTCGGCCCTGAACAAGCTGGTAAGTTAAAAGAAGATTTCTACAATCAGTACGGAACTAAAAACAAGATTGTTCAAAACGCAGGACAAATTTTAATCGCTGGTGCCAAGTTAGGCTGGGTGAATATGGGATTATCTCCTGTAGACCTTCAGTTGTTAGAATCAGAGAAGATTACGCTTCGTGAGTTGTGTAATGTTTACGGAGTGAACTCTGCGTTGTTCAATGATCCTGATAATAAGACTTACAACAATATGAAGGAAGCTAAGAAG